GTTTCCAGAGTTAGCGATGAATATGGAACAAATTCGTCATGGTATAGACGAACTTGCACGTATTCGCAAACAAGGTGGTCGCAGAACTGCTAATATACCTAAACATATTGGCGAAACTAATCCTATTAAAGAAGCTAACGCTAAAAAGAAATCATTAAAAAATTCAAATCCTTGTTGGAAGGGTTACCATCCAGTAGGAACTAAAAAGAAAGGTGGGCGCACGGTCCCTAACTGTGTACCAAAGGAATAATATGAACATAAGAGATTTAATTAATCGCATAGAAAACATTGAACTTAATGAAGGTCTACGACTACGTGACATCGAAGCACAGGTAAGTCAAGAAAAAGACGAACAAAAACGTGCTCAAACATTAATGACTCTTGCTCAACAAAATAAATTACCTGGTTTATATGATCCTGTTAGCGGATATTTTGTTAGTGCTGAGCCAGATACACAAGGTGAATGGCAAGGTGCCGGTACACCGACTAAGCCACGTATCAGTGCTACTGGTACAGAAGAACAAGATGCATTACTAGCTAAACGCGGTCTAGTTCCACAAAAAGCAAATACAAGTACATTTTTACGTCATTTAAATCCTTTTAGTTCTAGCAATAAAGATTATGATGCTGGTATCCAAGGTGGCAGTCAAACTGCTATTGCACGTCAAGACAAAGAAGATGCAGAGTTAAAACAATTAACAGCTTTAATTCCTAAATACAAAGAACTAAAAGCTAAACTATCTGCACTATCAGGCGAAGGTCCTAATACAGATAGCAGAACTGGACAAGGTATTGTTCCAGCAGATCAACCATTAGCAGAAGCACTATTAGAAAGTTTTAGCGACTTGTTTGAAGGCGAACTTACACTTGGCAGAAGAGCATGGGATTTGGCCCGAGGTGCTGGCGAAGAAGCAAGAAGGGGAGCAGAAATCGGAGATCGCGGCGGCATTACCGTTAGAGATCCATTGATAGATATACTTCCGCCAGAAGCTGGTAGAGTTGGTGCATTTAAAACTCCCCCACGTCCAGATATCTCAGATATCGAATGGCGTACAGTTCCTGATAATATGAAGAGCAGATTATGGCAATGGCTAAAAGATAATCCTCGCAAATCTATAGCGGCAGGTATGGTAGTATTAGGAGCCGCAGGTTCATTAAATGGTGGAGGACGTGGACAAGTAAATCCACCTAATGCATTACCCGGTGATGCTAAGACATCCGATGCGCCAGTAAGTGGTGCAGGACGTGGACAAGTAAATCCACCTAACGCATTGTACCCCGGCGATACTAAAACATCTAATGCGTCGTCAACAACTTATCAAGTTCAACGAGGAGATACTTTAAGTAGAATTGCACAAAGTAATAAAGTTAGTGTTGCTGATCTGATGGCAGCTAATCCTGCTATTACTAATCCAAACAAAATTGGAGTTGGACAAAATATTACAATTCCGCAAGCTACTGGGAAACCAGTATACGATCAAGGTGTAGGTTCTAAACCAGAAACTATGCCTTACGATGCACCTAACGCACCTAAGACAGATTCTGATGCAGATGCCGAAGCCGAAGACAAAGCTAAAAAACAAGCCGAAATTGAAGCTACGCAAAAAGAAATTGATTCTACTAAACAACAATTAGCTTCCTTGCTTGTAGATTTAGAACAATCTCAAGACGAAGATAATATCAAACAACTGCAAGATTTAGAATCACAATTAGATGACTTGGATGATATCAAAGCATTAAATGCTAACAATCCAAGTGCAAGTAACTATACTAATCAAATGGATCAAGCCAGTGATGCCGCAAGTGCTACTCCAAAAAAGGGAGAAGCTGAAAAAGCAGACGATGCTCAATATTCTGCCGCTCAAGATCAAAACATTAAAAAAGCCGCAAACAATGCAACAAGTGCAGAAGATGGATATCAAGTAAAAGAAAGTTATAAAGAAGAATTGAATCGCTGGTTAAAAATAGCTCGCGGTTAATTAAAAATGGCAGATTAATTTCTGCCATTTCCACCTCTAAAGGTTGCATTGACACAATAAGTAATATATAATAGGCTTATACATTAGGAGATTTACATGGGCGGTCGTTCATACGGTGCAGAAGAAAAGGCAAAACTAGAGCGGTTGATTTCAGAAGGTAGTACAGTACTACGTGAAGTCGAAGACTTGCAAGAAGGCTTAAAAGAAACTGTCAAGGCAGTAGCAGAAGAATTACAAATCAAACCAAGTGTTATTAACAAAGCTATTAAAATTGCACATAAAGGCGATTGGCAAAATTATAATGCTGATTGGGAAGAAATTGAAGCAATTTTAGATATCACAAAACGTATCTAATAAATATTGCTAGGAAAGGTTAGCGAGCCATAATTCGCATGAAGGTATTTGTCAGCCTTAAGTGACATCGGAGAAGAAAATTTATGTCTTATGTAGACGCATGGTTTGACCGCGAGAACGATATCGTTCGAGTTGTTGAACGCAATAAAAAAGGCGACAGGGAATTTAGAGATATTCCTGTACGTCATACATTTTATGTGAAAGATCCCAGAGGGAAATTTCAATCAATTTACGGTGATCCACTCACTCGTATCGTTTGTAAAAACACAAAAGAACTACGCAAAGAACAAGCCATTAACAGTGGCAAGACTTTATACGAATCGGATATTAATCCAATCTTTGTAACACTAAGCGAACACTACTTAAATCAAGATGCTCCTAAACTAAATGTAGCATTTTTCGATATTGAGGTAGACTTCGATCCAGAGCGTGGCTATGCTAGTCCAGACGACGCATTTATGCCAATTACTGCGATTGCTGTCTACTTACAATGGTTAGAAACAATGGTTTGTTTAGCTATTCCTCCTAAGAAGCTTAGTATGGAAGATGCTAAGGAAATGGTTAAAGATTTTCCTAATACTATGCTGTTCGACAACGAAGCAGACTTGTTGGACACATTCCTTGACTTGATTAAAGACGCAGATATATTAAGTGGTTGGAACTCGGAAGGCTTTGATATTCCATACACTACAAATAGAGTAACAAAAGCGTTATCAAAAGAAGATACTAGACGCTTTTGTTTGTTTAATCAATTTCCTAAAAAACGTGAATATGAAAAGTATGGTCGTACTAGTACAACTTATGATTATATTGGTCGTGTTCACCTCGACTATCTCGAACTATATCGTAAGTACACATATGAAGAACGTCATAGTTATAGACTAGATGCTATTGCTGAATATGAATTGGGCAAACGTAAAACACAATACGAAGGTACATTGGATCAGTTGTACAACAATGACTTTAAAACGTTTGTTGAATATAACATTAATGACTGTAAACTGCTTGACGACTTAGACAAGAAGTTAAAATTCATGGATCTAACTAACACGTTGGCACATGAAAATACAGTACTACTACAAACTACAATGGGTGCTGTAGCTGTGACTGAACAGGCTATTATTAACGAAGCACATCGTAGAGGTTTCCAAGTTCCTAATCGTACTAAGATGAGCGAACGTGAAGACAACGAAGGTGCGGCAGGTGCGTATGTAGCATTTCCTAAAACAGGTATTCAAGACTGGGTAGGATCATTAGATATTAACTCACTATATCCATCTGCGATTCGTGCGTTAAACATGGGTCCGGAAACTATTATTGGACAGTTACGTCAAACTAAGACAGAAGAATACATTGAGCTACAAATTGCCAAAGGTAAATCATTTGCGGCTGCTTGGGAAGGTAAATTTGGTACTGACGAATACGAAGCTGTGATGGCACAAGAGATTGGCACAGACATTACTATCGACTGGGAAGATGGATCTAGCGATGTACTAAGTGCCGCCGAAGTATATAGATTAATATTTGAAAGCAATCAGCCTTGGATGCTTTCAAGTAACGGGACAATCTTCACCCATGAAAAGGAAGGTATTATTCCAGGGCTACTAAAACGCTGGTATGCTGAACGTAAAGAGATGCAGGCCAAGTTAAAGGAGGCTATAAATGCTGGGAATAAAGTGGAAGAAGAGTATTGGGATAAACGACAACTTGTTAAGAAGATTAATCTTAATAGCTTGTACGGTGCTATTCTTAATAGCGGTTGTAGATTCTTTGATAAACGAATCGGACAATCAACAACGCTGGTCGGTCGCCAAATCGCAAAACATATGGCGAGTAAAGTAAATGAGATCATTACCGGAGAGTATGATCACGTAGGAAAGGCGGTAATTTATGGTGATACTGATAGTTGTTATTTTAGTGCTTATCGCACTTTACAGAAGGACATTGAAGCCGGACGAATTCCCTGGACGAAAGAAACGGTAATTCAACTGTATGATACCATCGGAGAAGAAGTAAATCAAACATTCCCACAGTTTATGTTGGATACGTTTCATGTGCCAAAGACCCGTGGAGAAGTTATTAAAGCAGGTCGTGAAATTGTCGGATCTAAAAGTTTGTTTATTACTAAGAAACGCTATGCTGTTCTTTACTATGACAAAGAAGGCAAACGTACTGACATAGATGGTAAAGCTGGTAAGATTAAAGCTATGGGCTTGGACTTGAAGCGTAGTGATACTCCAGAATTTATTCAAGACTTTTTAAGTGAAGTTCTTGAAATGGTTCTAATGGGTAAAGATGAACAGGATGTATTGGATCATATCAGCGCATTCCGTATCAAATTTAAAGCTCGACCAGGTTGGGAAAAAGGATCTCCTAAACGTGCTAACAAGATTACCGAGTATCAAGGCAAAGAAGCCAAAGCCGGTAAGACTAATATGCCAGGACATGTTCGTGCTAGTATCAATTGGAACACGCTAAAACGTATGTACAATGACAAATATTCTATGAGTATTACAGATGGTGCTAAAGTTATTGTTTGTAAACTCAAGCCTAATCCGTTAGGCTATACATCAGTCGCTTACCCTGTAGACGAACTGAGGTTACCGCAGTGGTTCAAAGATTTACCTTTTGATCATGCTGAAATGGAAGCTACTATCATTGATAAAAAGCTAGACAACTTAATAGGTGTACTAGAATGGAATATTACTAGCACAGAAGAAAAAAATACATTTAACAGTTTATTCGAGTTTTAATATGAAAATTATAATTGCAGGATACGGATTTGTTGGCAAGGCTGTTGGCAATGCCATACAAGAAAAAAACAGGATTCATATTGTTGATCCTAAATATGGTGATTACAAAGTAATGGACTTTGCCGACGCAGATGGTATTGTTGTTTGCGTAGGTACGCCTAGTGATCAATTAGGCGATTGCGATATTAATCAAGTAATTAACGTACTTGATCAAGTACCGGTATACTTACCAGTGCTGATTAAATCAACTATACCTCCAGACTATTTACAAACGATATTACAAAAATATCCAGAACACAGTATTTGTTATAGTCCAGAATTTTTACGTGCTGTATCAGCTAATGAAGATTTTGCCAATCAAGAATATATGGTTATGGGCGGAGATGATCCAGAAGGATTTTGGTCTGCTCTTTTTAAAGATTCTTTGACTAAACTACGTATTATTTTTAATACTAGTA